GGGTGCACAAGCTATTGCGGGGGTAGACATGCACCGAACGGGCAGATACATGCCGCTTATGATATAAATTATGCCATAACGGGCATATAGCGACCGCGTAACGTCGGCGCGGGGAAACATAAGCGGGGGGTGCATGTCAACGGTTTGGGCGGGGGGAGTCAACGTCTAGGGCGGGGCGAAAAACTTTTTGGCGCTACCCCTTGCGAAAGCACCCGTTGACTGATTAGATTTACACTTGCCGAGTTATTACCAAAAATGGTCAGGCCAACGTGCCTGAGAGTCGGTGGATGGGACGTCGTTTGCTGCCGCGCGGGTGGGGCAACGCAGCACCCCCCTTGCGGTTGCGGCGTGATGACCGATAACCTGGAGTTATGCGGAGTCCTTCAGCCCAACCCACGACGGTCGATGTCCGGCTGCACAAGCTGCACCCCGGCCAGAAAGCCATCGCCGACCACCCGGCCCGGTTCCGGGTCGTCATGTGTGGCCGGCGGTTCGGGAAGTCGGCCTTAGGCATCCGTCTGGTCTGCGATGCCGCGCTCAAAGGCCAGCCGGTGGGGTGGTTCGCCCCCAGCTACAAGCTGGCGCTGGAAGCGTGGCGGGAACTGGTAGTGCGACTGGGACCGTTAATCGACCGGCAGTCGGAGCAAGACAAGCGGTTGGAACTGAAAACCGGCGGGGTGGTCGAGGTCTGGACCTTGGACAGCCCTGACCCCGCCCGTGGACGTAAATACGCGCTGGCCGTCATCGACGAGGCCGGCATTGCGAAAGATTTGCTGGCCGTCTGGCAAGCCGCCATCCGTCCGACCCTGGTTGACCTGGGGGGTCGAGCCCTCATCCTTGGTACGCCCAAGGGTCGGCGGCATGGCTTTGTGGTCCTGTTTCACCGCGGAGAGGCAGGGGATGACCCGGACTGGGCCAGCTTCCGGGCCAGTACGCTGACCAACCCCTACATCCCCGCCGAGGAAGTCGAAGCGGCCCGAAAAGAGCTGCCGCCCGAGATTTTCCAGCAGGAGTTCGAGGGTATCCCGACCGACGATGGCGCGAACCCCTTCGGGTTAGAGGCCATCCGCCAATGCGTCGGCGAGCTGAGTACCGAGCAGCCGGTGGTCTACGGAATCGACTTGGCGCGGTCGATGGACTACACCGTGGTCTGTGGGCTGGACCCGTGGATGAAGGTCTGTGTCTTGGAGCGCTGGCAGTCGCCGTGGGCCGAAACGAAGACCAAAATTGCAGAGATGGTCAAACAAGTCCCCGTCGTGGCCGATGCCACGGGCGTGGGCGACGCGATTGTGGCGGACTTGCAGACGATGGGCCTGTCGGTCAGTCCGCATGTCTTTACCCAAAGCAGCAAGCTGCGCCTCATGCAGCGCCTGATTGCGGTCTTTCAGGCGAAGGACCTGACCATCCCGGAGGGGTGGCTCCAGTCCGAGCTGGAGGCGTTCGAGTTTACCTACACGGCCAACGGGGTCAAGTACGAGGCCCCGAAAGGCTACCACGATGACGGCGTGATGGCGCTGGCCTTGGCCATCCACGGGTGGGACCGGGTCCAGTGCGTGAAGCCCGATGGCTCGGTCCCCCCGCCGTCCCTGATTGGCAATGACCCCCATGTGGCCGAGAAGGACCACACCCCGCAGTCCCTCGCGACCGTGGGCGATTTCACCTCGCAGTTGCCCTTGGAGGGCTGGTAAATGGACAAGAAGGCCCGGTTTATGGAGGCGGTCGCCCAGAAGGTCGGCAAGCGCACCCCGATGATGAAGCGCAAGGGCGGCCCGTCCGTCCTCATCGCCATTGGCGCGCCGAAGCCCGGCCCGATGATGGAGGGCAAGATGGGCAAGGACAAGGCCGAGGAGATGGACGGCGAAGAGAAGATGTCGAAGGCCGACAAGATTGCCGCGCTCCAGGAGAAGATTGCGTCCTTGAAGGCCGAGCTGGCCCTCCTCGAAGACGAGGATGAGGAGATGGACGACGAGATGGAGATGGAGAAGGACGAGCAGGAGTACGAGGACGAGGACGAGGACTGAGCCATGGCGAAGTCCCCGGCCTGGCAACGCGCCGAAGGGAAGAACCCTGAGGGTGGGTTGAACGAGAAGGGGCGGGCCAGCTTGCGCGCCGAAGGGCGGAACATCAAGCGGCCCGTGAAGGCAGGGGAGGCCAAGCGGTCTCCAAAAGCAGCAAAGCGCCGGGTGGCATTTTGCCGGCGGATGAAGGGCATGAAGGCCAAACTCACCAGCGCGAAGACGGCCAACGACCCGAACTCGCGCATCAACAAAAGCCTCCGGGCTTGGGACTGTAACTAATGGCAGCGACCCTCCTCAAAACCAACACCGTGGCGGCCTCCACCGCCAACGCCGCTGCAACCGTCAGCGGCTTCCCGTCGCCGGGCGAGGTCGCCGTGCAGCTCGTCGATGCGACCGAGGGCGGCACCTGGTCCGGCACCGTGACTTTCGAGGCCACGGTTGATGGGACCAACTGGGTCTCGTATGAGTTGTATCCGACCACCGACCTTGGCGCGTCGGCGCTGACCGCCACCGCGACGGCCGATGGCGTGTTCATCGGGAAGTCCAATGCGTTCTCGGGCTTCCGCGCCCGTCTGTCCACTGCCACGTCTGGCACCGTCAACATCACTGTCCGCTACGCGGCCTACTAACCTCCAGAGGAATTACACATGTCTTTCGTTGAGTACAGCAACGCCGATGCCGCCAAGATGGCTTTCGTCAATGCGATGTCGGGGCTCGGGGTGGATACGACCGTCTCGGTCGATGCCAACGCGCTCCTCTTCGCGCAGGCCGCCAACTCGGCGTCCGGCGTCCCCGTGACGCAGGGCGGCCCGGGCACGCTCGGGACCGGCACCATCCTGAAGCAGTCCATCGCCAACGTCGGCGACCTGATTGTCACCTCCATCCTCGTGGACCTCACGGGGCTGAACAGCGGCGGGACCGCTGGCGACATCATCGGCAAGAACGGCACCGGGGCGGCCTACATCTCGCGCCTCTCGGCCGCGAACGGCACTATCACTGCGATTCGCATGACCTGCCTCGAGACCCCGGCGGGCGGCGACACCGACCTTGACCTCTACTCGGCCACCGAGGGGACCGGGGTTGAGGATACCGCCATCACGGCGCTCACCGAGGTCCAGCTCATCAACGCCGGGACGCAGTCGTCCGGCACGGTGACGGCGGCGGCGTCGATGCCGGCGGCCACCACCGACTATCTCTACCTCGTCGGGCAGGGCACGTCGAACGCGACGTACACGGCGGGCAAGCTCCTCATCGAGCTGTACGGTATCTAATGCTGGCACATCTGCTCTGGGCTGCCGTCACGGTCTACGCGATACGACAGATTGGAGACATTGCAGTGCGGTTCGCTCCTGCTTGCCCAGAGACCGCACTGCCTCCCGCTCCGGTAGAACTGCCCGACGACTTGGTCGCGGTAGCGATGCAGGAGCGGGAGAGTTGGGCCCAAGAAGAAGTCCTCCGCGCGATTCGTGAACGGTACGAAGAGCTTCGTGATTGGAACAAGGTCCGCGCTGCGGTTGGCGTGGGCCGTATCGACTAACCCATGACTATTCCCTACACCGACGCGCTGCTGGACGATGCCCTGGTGCGGGCGATGGAAGGCTTCAGCAATGAGCCGACCGACCCGAACACGCAGGTCGCGCCGAATCCCCCGGAGGATACGGGCCGGACGCCGACCGAAGATATGGCGGCGTTGCAGCGGGCGCTGTATGGGGCCGATTTCCCCGGCGCGGACCCGGCCACCGAGAACGAGATGTCGGCATGGGCCAGCTGGACCCGTGGCCTCTGGGAGTCCCGTCGGGAGGCGGTGCAGATGCACCTCCACTTGGTCGAACGGAACCGCTTGTTCCGGGCTGGCCAGCAGTGGATTTCGGCCAATGGCCTGGGTCCCTGGCGCGAGCCCGCCCGTCCGCGTGATGCGGCCCGGGTCGTTTACAACATGATGGACAAGGCGCTCGACCAGCGCCTCCAGATTCTCGTGGACCAGCGGCCCGGCTTTACGGTCACCCCCGTGACGCAGGACCCGGACGATAAGCGCAAGGCGCAGGCCCAGCAGCTCTCGCTGGAGTACCAGTACGAGCAGCTCCAGATGCCACGCCTCTCTCGTGAGGCCGCCTTCTGGTCGCAGACCGACGGCGTCTCGTTCTGGCACATGTTCTGGGACCCCGACCGTGGGCCGTGGGATGAGCGGCTGGGCGAGATGCCGGGCCAGAAGAAGCCCTTGGGCGACATCGGCTGCCAGACGCTCCGCGTCGAGCAGGTCCGCGTCAGCCCCAACGCCACCGTCTCCCAGATGCCGCACTGGGTCGTGATTCGGGAGGTCATCTCGCGTGCCGAGGCCGCGTTCCGCTACGGCGTGACGGGGCTGGACGGCGCAGATACCTCGATGGGCTACGGCGACGGCGGCCCGGCCTACTCCGGCTCCGAGGGCATCGGGAGCTGGGTGCTGACCCAGACGACCATCGGCGAGGGCCAGCGGCTCCGGGACGAGGATGTGACCGAGCGGTTCACGGTCTACATCGCCCCGCACGCCGACGCGCTGCCGGAAGGGTTGCACCTGATTGTGGTGGGCGACACGGTGGTCTTTGGCCCCGCGCCACTCCTCTGGAATACCATCCCCGTGGTGGCGATTCGAGATGGGTCCAGTGACCCGTCCTACTATCCGCGCCCCGTGATGGAGCAGTGGATTGACCACCAGATGCGGATTAACGCGCTGCTCTCCAAGTGGGTCGAGAACATCCGCGTCAACGCGGGTGGGCGCTTCCTGACCCGCCCGAACACGATTGCCACC